CGCCCTTTGTGTATGTGATTGTTCTTCCGTTTACTGATAAATTAGTTATACCTTTATTGAAAAGTGCTTTGATTTTATTCCACAAGTAGGTAACACCATTATTGTCTAAATAAGCCATATTTCCACCTCTCTCATTTGCATATCTCATCAAGTTCTAAGTTTGTAATTGATTCGGTCGCGTGTTCTTCGGTCCACAGTGTGCCGTCTGACTTTATACCGACGTTTGCGCCGCCTTTAACGACTCCTAAACTTACGACGGTGGCAATCGGTACGCCCGTTTTATTCTCTGCAATCACTTGAATCAATTCGTAATTAAAATTACTTTTTTGTGATAGAAATAAGTTTCCGTCAACTTTCGCAATCTTCGTTATCTGGAAATAGTCCCCGGCGTGATTGTCGTCCACAATCCGAAATTGCAGGCTCCCGGTTCCCACATAATAGGCGGTACCAATCTCGCATACAAAGGGACTCCCGGTTATCTGTATCTGTTCGCTTTCAATTTCAAGCCTCGGATTTAGTGAAGTATCGGCGCGTATCTCAATAAAAAAACGATTTTCTCCGTTATCGACGGTACTTACTAAATCACATATACAATTTTTCGTTGCGTCAATAACAATCGTATTTTTCATGAGATTTTAACACCTTCTTTTTATAATACCGTTATAGTCGGGATACCGTCCCTTTTTAGTAAAATCAATCTACATTTAACACTCAAATAATTCGTGTGCGTTGTTTTGAAATATACATATAATTCATTCGTATTGCGTATAAATACGTTTAGTGTATCTGTATTTGCCATTGTGTAATAATTTTCGTTATAGGTTGCATCGTCACTGCGAACAAACATTTTAGAAATAAGAGAAGTGTTCACAAAAGTCCACCCGTCGGGTAACTGAATTGACTTAGTTGTGCCTGATTGAATAGACGGTATTTCAACAATCAATAATTTTTTTTCTATCTCACCTTTTGGCACTACTTCCCTTTTACATTTATTTGTTCCGCAAAATCCATATACTTTTTCGCTCATCCGGTTACCTCCTTTCTTATTTTCAAATTTTCCAATTTTTCAAATCGGAAAATCTCATTTTTGCCTTTTTCGTGAAAGATACCCCCTTCCCGACAGTACTTCTCATGAAGTTTTTTCAGCCGATACGGGGGGCATATCGTTTCCACCAGTCGAGAATAAATCCCGTCCATCGCCCGATGTCCCGACCATCATCACATTCTGATAACCGTCTGAGACATTCTTCTTTTGACGTATCAATAAATATCTCACGCGCCCGTAATTCTTTGCACAATCTCTCACGTTCGCTTATGAGCGGATACCCACCGATTACATAAGCATTATACCATTTACCTCTGCGATACTTTACGCACTCAATCAGATAATCCCGAACACCGAACACGCAACTATTTAATACCGCCGGTTTTGTGTATCGTTCGCATCCGCTCAGGGCCTGCCATATCGAATCCATATCAATAATTAAATCACCCTCGGTCTTAACCTCGTTAACCCATGTTGTCTTACCTGCAAGCGGCGAACCGTACACAAGATAAACTTGCCTTACATCCTCACCATAGTAAAACTTTTTATGTATCCTGTTGTGGCATTTGTGATGTACCAGCATGATATTATCAGGATTTAAACTTATCTCAGCATCATTGACGTTTATCTCGGTCAGCTCTATTTTATGGTGTCCAATACAGTCATACGCTCTAGTGATTGGTTCCCCACACTCCTCACATATCACATCACCATCACTATTGACTCGTTCTAATCTAATCGTACGAATCAGGTTGACCCATGCTTTTGATTTATAAAATGTATTCAATGTGTATCCCATTGTCTTTACCACTCACTGTTTTCTATCTGTCTTTCTCTTAGTTCTAACTCTTTCTTCCGAATATCTAACATCTGCGGATCATTCGCCCAGTTTTCCTTATCGTAGTTCTTAAGGGCCAGATTGAGAGCTGCTACGTCTGGATGTGCGTGTTTATGTGCTACTTCTGTCTTCACTATCTGAACGTTTTCTATCTGTTCTTTACCAAAACCTGCATCGGCTAACGCTTCACGCATTTCTTCTGATAGTTTAATTTGTTCTGTCGTTTGTTTTGTTTCAACATAATCGTAACCGTTCGCTCTCCTTATCAGAGATGAACGTAATTCTGCAACAAGATTCTGCCGGCCTTTTTTAATTGCTTCCCTTAATTCCGAATAATCAAGTTTGTATTGATTAAACGTGCTGTATGCAATACCTAGCTTCTCAGCAATCTGACGCTCCGTCATGGTCCTGCACCATTCAGAAATTAGTGTCAGATAAGGTTTCACATATTCATCATACTTACGTGGTTTCCCTCGTTTTCTTTTCTGTGCCACATAATCACCTGCAAACTATTCTAAAAGTTTATTTACAATCTTCTGAATCGCTGCATAGTTATAACCCGCAGCTTCCAGACGTCTCTTTCTTTCGATTCCGTTGTTCCATTTACCAGCTATTACCTCCTTTGCGATAGCTGTGTTGCTCTTCATATCCGATGGTGTCATAAACCACTCTTCATTCTTTCCCTGTCCGGTAATTCGATTAAGATCTAAGCTTTTTCCTATGCCAGGACATGTGCCCGCATCCGTAAACTGATGCAACTCTACACCTCTATGGCACGGATATTTTGCGCTATATACACCATCATTTCTGCCATAACGTGCTTCCCACCAGGCAGTATTTTTACCTCGCCCTGCTACGACGGTTTTATAACTGGCATAATCTGCATACATGTGGTAGAGCATTACTTTGTGCTTTAACCCTTCAAGATATTTCAAGGCATCCCGGACGTTTCCTGCTTTGTTTCCTGCTTCCACATCAAGAACATATCCAACAAAATATTTTCCTACGAGCTTTTTGCAAGTGCGTACTAAAAACTTCGCCTGTGCCAGTTCACTGCCTTTATCAAGGTATGCATACAGCCAATATGGAATCTTTCTGTCTTCACAGTTTTTAATAAAACTCTTAAGTGTGCTGTCAACATAATTCGTTCCCTGTGTTGCCTTTGAAATTAAAAAAGGACATTTTTCTTTCACTTCATTCCAGTTCCGCACTGGCTCATAATGGCTAATGTCCGGATAGTATTTTTTACTCATGATTTACCTCCTCCCGTATGTCGTCTTTTATTTCATCAATATTGCGCCAGACGCTTTTTAAATCCCGTTCCAGAATAGCAGTCCGTTCTATAACAGAATTATGTTTTTCTACTTTCTTTTCCAGCTGTTCAATGCGGTAATTTGATAATTTTGTGCTTGTCAGTATACCGGCAAATGTTCCGCACAGCGTACCGCTTAACGAAAGTAAGCCCACAATCACTTCATTTGTCATGCTTTCACCTCCGGAATGCCTGCAACACTGGTCAGTAGTGATACCGCTCCAGCTAATATGGATGTACTTAAAACCACTTTCCAGTCAACCGCTCCAATTGTCACTCCGGCTGGAATCAGTGCAAGCGCGGTCTGCGCTGTTGTGCGTATCGCTCTAACACCTGCGGCTTTCACCCATTTTCTTGTATCTACGCTCACTTTGAACACACAATTTTTAAACATTCTTTTTCACTCCTCATCAAAAGTTAACTCCGTTATATCTAAAATTCACATAAGCAGCGATGCTATTTCTTTCTTACTGTTACATAACCGGCGGCTTTTACTGCTGTCTTGAACCAATTTGTCTGTTCTGCCGTTTTTGCATTGCCCCTTAAGGCTTTGTTTCTTC